ACGTGCAAATGCTGATGTTGTTGCAGACTGTAGAACAGTCAATGCAGCAGGACTTACAACTGCCCAGTTACCTGCACCACGGCGTGTGCGTTGTGCGATCAAGTTAGCAACACGATTGATTAAAACTGCCAATGCGGCATGCTCGTCACCAACGAATGTAGCTGTACCTGAAACGGTAGCTTGATTGTATGTGTACTCTGTTGTAGCCAATGTTGATAGGCTCAATAGAATTTCTTGGTCAATTTCAGCAGTAATTTCTTGTGCTAGAGCTGCCATGATTTCTGCTTCAACGTCAATACCATGTTGAGACTGAGCATCTTGTGCTGCCTCAAATGTCCAACGTGCTTGCAACTTACGTGACTTAGCTTCAACAGCTTGGCGTAGAATTTGAACGGAAATCTGACGACCACCATTGCCTTCTAAACTTGCTGTAGATGCACCTGTGTAGCTAGGAACCGCTGTTCCATCAGCAACATTACCTGCAGTACGTGAATATGCTTGAGCAATTTTGAATGGGCTCAATGCTTCTTCACCAGCTGTTACGTCTGTATTGGCTGCGCTTGTGTCATTTAGACCTTGAGCATAGCGTACACGTAATGTGTGAATTTGACCAACTGGTCCTGTCATTGGCTGAACGCCGACCAACTCGTTAGCAATAACTGTTGGCATGACACGACGGATAACTGGTAAAATTACACGGTTTAGTGTAGCAACGTTACCTGCTGTTGTTGTACCGGCTGAAGATTCAGCTAGTAACTGTTTTTTGGTGTTTTCTAGAATAACACCCATTGTTGAGCGGCGAGTACCTTTAAGACCTTCAAGTAGGGCTTCTTTGGTTTCGTCCCAACGGCTTTCTAATAGAACTTGTGACATTTATATTTCTCCTAAATTATGTCTTTATTTTTAAAGCCCTGCCAAACGTCTTAGATCAATCACGTTGTCACGTGGCTCAACTTCAACTTGTGTAGTGGCAGATTTATCCCCAGTCATTGCTTTAACACTTTCTGAAATCATTTGCTTTTTAGGCTCTTTTCTTTCAGTGATGTTATTAAGTACTGCTGGTAGATACTTATCGAATGCGGCCTTTAGACGAGGTGTCTGGACGCTTTCTAGTAAGTCTTGCATTATTTTTGCTTTTTCCTCATTTAGAGTTCCTAGCAATTCATCCATTGACTTTTGACGGACAGTAGACTCTTTAATAATACGAACTTCACGTTCTTTACTTTCAATTAACTTCTTAGCGTTGCTAATTGTTTTAATGGATTCGGCTAATTGTTTATCTTTAGCTTGTAGTTGTACAAATAGTTTGCGTGTTTCAGCCTTATCGTTTAGATAAGTACCACTGTATTCCCCTGCAAAAGATTCAAAGATACGGCGACCAAAATCGTTTTCACGTGCAGTCTTGATATCTTCTCTCAATTGTCCAATTTCACCCTTCAAATGTTTAGTAACAGACTCGTTCATTCTCTTAGCACTTTCGATGACAAATTTTGCCTTCAATGCTTCAAGTTGTTTACGTCCTTCAGCAACCAATTTGACTTTTGCTTCTACTACAGCTTGTTTGTCTTGTGCGAATTCTTTAATTTCACGTGCAACTTATTTGCATTTTCATGTAGTTTACGTTTTGCGTTAACGCGGTCTTCATTCATTGCTTGTCTTTCAATTTGAAATTCTTCAATTTCAGTTGATAGACCATCTGTTACCATTTTATCAAGGGCTTCAACCATTATGTTCTTGTCATGTTCATAACGTTGTGCAAACTCCTCACGAAGTTCCGCACGTACTTGTTCACGAGCCTCATTCAACTTTGATTCCCATGCCTCATTAATAGCGACACTGGTTTCTTCATTGATGATACCGCTCTCAAGTAATGGTTTGATAGCATCTAACATGCTCAATTCCCCTTATTTAACTTGAGGTCCTTGATAAGACGAACCACTTCATCTTTCAGGTATCTCTGTATTTTCTTGTCGTTTTGTGCGTCTGTTGCAACATCCAACATTCTATGACCATGACGTAAGTTCATCATGCCTTCATAAATTGCTTTAGGATATGCATTAGGTGCACTTGGCTGTGCGACAATGTCCACAGTGACTATTTCGAAGTCACTAACCTTTCCGGATGCATCATCAACGTTTCCGCTGCCTCTGCTTGAAACTCCTAACTTAACACCACTTTCCAACATAGTAGACACTAATTGTCCCATTGGAGTTGGAAGTATTTTAAGTTTGCCAAAACCATTTGCACCATCCATCCACATATTAGATATCATATGTGATACACGATCCAAATTGATTTTCAAATCGTCCGGGTGATCTACTTCACCTAGAACGCTATATCCACTTGAGATTTGCTCATTTAAAGTATTGACAGCCGATTCAATTTCAGAAACAGGGTAGACACGCTCATTGGCGTTTCTTACCCCACCCTGAATGAATATCCCTTTCATATAAAGGGACTTCTTGCTACCTTCACCTTCACTTTCGACAACCATGCTGGCTCGGTCGAAAGTTAGATGCTCTTTGAGATACAAAGCCATTATCTCAGGTTACCTTATTTCTTAACAATCTTTTTAGTAGCTTGTGCTACTGGCTTAGTGATTGGCTTCTTAACAGTCTTTCTGCTTTCACTAGTGATAGATGTTTTGTTTTGTCCATCATCACCGTGCTTTGGCTTTGGAGCTGCTTCACCTTTTTCGCTAAAGTTACCTTTGCCTGGAGCATTCTTAAATGATCCTGCACCTTTTAGGTCTTTAGTAGCTGGGTTTAGTAAACCACCTTGTGTTCCGCCCTTAGTACTTTCACCTGTTGAAAAATTCACAGCTTTAGCACCGTTACTAGATACTTTACCATTTGCGCCTAATGTAATACTTTTTACATTATCACCATTTGGGTTTTTTGTTACAGAAACTTTTTGAAGTTGAACTGCTTCTTCAAGCGTTTCTTCTTCTTCATCATCTTCTTCTGCTTCAGTGACTTCTTCTTCCTCTTCGTCATCGGCAGATTCCATCATCTCATCTCCGCCCATGTCATCACCGCCCATGTCATCCATGTCATCACCGCCCATGTCATCACCACCTTCTTGACCCATTAGGTCTTCAAACTCAGCCATTAATTGGTCTAGTTTGTCTTCCAAGTCAACAACGCGGTCTTCTAAATCTTCTTCACCCATTTCGCCGTCACCCATGTCATCACTGTCAAGGTCAACGTCCATGTCGCCTTCACCGTCATCCATTTCGATATCGGCAAATTCATCTTCTTCTTCAGTCATACCTTGTTCTTCGGCTTGAATTTGACCCATTAGTCCTTCAACTGGTGAATCGACCATTTCTTCGTCCATCATTGATTCATAGATTTCGCGGCTTTTCTCAACTACGATATCGTGAAATAATGCACGTGCTTTATCTTCGTCCTCATTGATAATCATTTATATGCCAATAACAAAAATAGCACAATAAGTGCTATTTTTTTACACTTTTACCTGTAATACGTTATAAAGCAGGGCCTTCAGCGGCCACAGGAGTATATTGCTTACGAACCTTCTTAAGATTCTTATTGTGTTCGTAGTTTCTGACATCTAACATTTTACGCAATTTTCGTAATTGCTTCAACGTTAGTTTAGTTTTACGAGTATCCCCATAACGGTATTTGCTACTGTCATTGCTAACATCTTGGTAACCTTGTACCGGGGCATCGTACATTTCAAAGAGTTTCATACTATTATTTATGCTGGGGGAGGCGGTACGCCACCACCGCCTGCTGGCATAGCCTCAGGACCTGCTACAGCGGGCCCAATCTCAGGGGGCATCTGATTGTTTAGTGCATCTTCATCTGGTAGATTTTCTGCATTTTCTTCATCAGTTTCTAAATCACCAGAACTGATTCCAATACTACGTAAATCACTTCCACTAGGTTCACTTGTATCCGGTTCTTCACGTTCTTCAAACCATAAACGTTGATTTTCTTCTAACTCTTCTTCCGTCAATCCTAAGAAGCGTGTCATAGCAAAACGTTTACTAATGTATGGGAATGCTTCCATTGTCTGAAATACAGCAACTCTAGCATTATCTAATTCACTTTGACGATATGACGCAAAGTTTTGAGGTGCATTGAACTTAATATTGAATAAGCTACTATCAATATTAAAACCTCTCCAACGCATGAATAGCTTAAATTCATCATTTAATTTTTGTGCTATGTAATTTTGTAATCTTTCACAATATTGGTTGAAACGAAACTCTTGGATCATAGCTGTTCCAACACGGCCATCATTCATTGGAGTTGGGCTATCTTCTGGGCCTTGTGGTAAATAACTACTCGGAACACGCAACCCACGTGCTAACCTATTGTTAAAGTAGCGCAAATCATCGATCTCGCCTAAATTCTGTCCGCCTTGCAATGTAGTTACATCACTACCTCTACCGTCTGCTGTTACCGGGAAGAAATAATCTTCATTAATACTCAATGGATTATATGTAGCATCCATTACACTTTGTCCACCTGACAAACTCGGTATACGTCTTTGATGAATCTCATTCTTAACTCTATCAACAAAAGCCATGGCCATATGACTCGGCATATTACCCACATCAATCTTAAAGATTCTACGTTCTGGTGCACGGCTAATACGATAGATTAAGATAGCATCTTCTAATAATTCTTTTTGCTTGTAAACTTTGAAAATGTTTTCTAGTACTGATTGACCAAAAGGCCAGTATCTATCTAAACCTTCTGTTAAACTTAAATGAACCACATGTTTAGCATCGATGGCAGCTTCTTGTATTCCTAAACTAAATCTACTACCAGTAGTAGGTTCATTTGGCATTGTATAACTATAAGGGGCGCTGTGTCCAGCTGTTGGCGGCTGTGCTTGGAAGTCAGTTGAAGTCTTTTCAGCTATGGATAAGTTTTGTAAATTAGGATTAATATCTCTAATAACATATTGTTCTGGCTTCTTGCCTTCACTTTCATTTACAATGACTTTACTAACTTTAGTCATATCTATCCAATATAACTTAAAGTTTTCTGGATCTCTTACAAATACCTGATCACCATATTTAATACTATTACGGAATATCTTAAACACTCTAGTGTCAAATTCGTTTAGCTTACACCATTGTTGTAGTTGTTTTTTAATCAATTCAACTTCATGGGGTGTTGGATCTTCTGAAAATTCTATTTCAAAAGGTGTATTGTTTTGATCGTTTTTCTGTGTACTAAATTCGCTGATGATATCTAAACATGCGTTGATTTCAGCA